ATATACAGAAGGTATATATTTTAAAATGTGTGTAATAGTAACTGAAGGTTACTAAAACTTAGGATGTTAAGCATCCTTGATAAACAAACCGAAAGGAGGGAAGGACAAGCCAAAAGTCCTCTTAATTTAAAGGGAAAGCCAAAATCCCTGAAACTTAAAACTAAATTAAACTACAAATCTAAAATACTCCTAACAAATTCATCTTGCACGTCAAAAATCTGTGCATCTACTTGCGGCCAAGTCATGAATTCTGCACTCCTCAAAACATCAGAATCAGAATCAGCACAAGCAGATACGATCTTACTACGCATTTCATCAAACGTAGTCTGTCCGTGACCATGTAAGAACCTTACAGCATCTTTCGCAATCACAACAGATTTTTGTTCATTCTCACCTTTTCCTCTAACATAACAAATCATATCTCTAATGGTTCCTAAATCTAAAGCAGCTAACAAAGTATCGTAACGGTTAGGATGTAAATGGAAAGTTCTCTTGAGGAATGAAACATTCTCAAACGCATCAGTTTCAACCATAGTAGGTCTCTTCAGCGCATCAGTAAATTCCAGTCCAATCAAATCCATAAACTTCTTAATCGTTACATTGTTAAAGATAGGGTAAAAGGCAGAATGTGTTCGTGCAACCAGATCGTCTCCATAAGTAACAATACGAACAGCTTTACGAAAATAGTAAAAAAGATTCTCTTTACACATCTCGTACAACTTATCGTTAGTCTCAACAGTGTATACCCAGGCACATCTAATGTACAGGTTATTGACAAAGGTATTGAATTCAGCAGTGAAAGGATTTCCTGAGAATATACCCTGTTGAGGCCTAAACCAATATTGTAGAACAATATGGTCACTGTTAATTAGCAGAGCAAACAATCTTCGCATCATCAACACATCTTGAGGGGTGACATCACCATACTTAAGGTACCAGTTAACAATTATATCTATCATCTTACCAGCTACATGATGTATTATGGTGGGGCCAAAGTTCTTGTAATCAGCTGTAATATAGCGAGCGTCTGTAAAAGCCACTTCTTCTTCAACTTCTCCCATGTATTTAAACATGTCGAAAGCTTCAGCATCTATATTACATCCAATTGCAGAACCAACACGAAACTTAGCCTTTCTGAAAGCAGCAAAGAACGGCAGGAAGTACTGTAGAAACAATACATGAGTGACAAAATCACTTCCATTAATTCCTCTGATAGCTTTTGCGGGCTTTTTCCGCTCATCCTTGAGAAACAACATAGCATTAGACCTTGGTTTTTTGCCAGCAAGTAGTTCAGTAACAAACTCATTATACTGGGCAGCAAACTTTGGATGTATGCCAGTTATGTTTCTGCCATTTTGATCAATAGTTTCAGTGAAACACTGACCTTTCTTAGGTAGTCCCAAGTTGAGCAGAGGTAAGCCAGACGAAGTATCGCGCATGGGGGGGAGGTGGAAAGGTAAGTTTGGGATTCCTTCTAAAGCAGTTTTCAGTGGCAATGGTCTTGGTTTATAAGCACTAACAGGTGGGGCTTCCTTCATAATAACATCTTCATACTCTTTAGCAGCAGCATCAACAATTCTCTCAGGTAAAACTAAATACTTAGGTTCCTTAGAATAAGGTTTCATACATTCAAAAGCATCTTGCATCTTTCCTTGGGGTATTACCTTCTCAGGCTCACCCAACACTCCATACAACGAACTTTTCTGTAAGCTGGACTTCGTACTAATCCGACCAATGAAGGTAGGGTCAGTAATCTTTTCAACTACACAAAAGTCGTTTTGCATTTCGTTCTCAACTTGAACAGTTTCAATGTCATGGACATCTGTGAACAAGGCTCCACAGGACTCTCTCAGCTTTAATAGAAGGGCTTTACCACAAATAGTGGCGCCGCCCATTCCACTAGGCCATCCTGAGTTGTGAAATGCAACAATCTTTCCAGAAACTTGATCTACTACTGGTGAGGCACATAGACCATTTCCCTGGAAACCTTTATAAGTAAGCAATTGTTGTTGTTTGCCTTCAGGTGCAGCAATTTGCAC